GCAGCCCACAAGCCAGCCTGAACCAGAGGGGGATGACGACCTTCCATTCTAATGGCAAGGATTGAAGTCGATCTCACGGTCTTGGCCCAAATCGACATTGAGGGTATTGAAGTGTTTAAGGCTCTAGTAAAACTCAATGCGGGTCAGGATATGGAGCGTGTGCAGAAAGACCTTAACTTGACCGACTTACAAGCGAGGCAAGTCGCAAGTTATTTGGTTACGAAGGAGGGGGAGCAACGGCTCCCCTTTCTATTCTGCCAACAGGCTAGTACAGATCTTGATGTCTTGTGCATTGCAGTCACCCAAAACTTGAACAGGATCTTGGGTACGGAGTACCGACCTGGTGATGTCAAGAAATATGTCCGAGTTTGGTATGATAGGGGTTTTGTAGAAATAACAGCCTACACAAATGTTGTTGCAGACCGAGCCAGAGCGTGGAGGTCGGAGCCGAAGCTGAAAACGCACTTGCGTCCTGCAACCTTGTTTGGCAATAAATTCGAGGAATACCGTAACCTGTCTATGATCGCATCGAACGATTCGGACAGGACTGACCTTGAGGATGAATTTACAGGTGTGTGATGAAGACTAAGACTGTAGTAGATTTTTTGCCCAAGGTATATGAGCTGCGAAACGAGAAGAGAGATTCAGCGTGTAAGACGGGGATCGAGGCATTGGACGACCTATACGCTCCACGCAAAGGCTATCCCCTTTTCGTGGCGGGTGCGCCACATCACGGTAAATCCTTATTTGTCAAATGGCTATTGATTGAATGGAGCGAGAGATACAAGTTCCGTCATTTTGTGTATATGGGCGAGGAGGGCGGACCAGAGGAGTTGGCTATGGATTTGGCGGAGATGCACGTTGGATGCCCAGCGCGAAAAAAAAATTTTCGTGGCGAAGACCAGGAACATATGTCGGACTCGGAATTCGAACTTGCTATGGAGTGGGTGGGGGAACATTTCGTGTTCTTCGATCCCGACGAGCAAGAGGGCGACTTTACTCCCGACGAGTTTTACGCAGCTTGCAATTGTTCCGGTTACGACACGACAGTACTCGATCCCTTCAACGATGCAATGAAAGACTTGAAGGATGCAATGGGTCGAGAGGACATTTGGCTCACCTCGGAATTGAAGAAGATCCGGCATCATAGTCGAGATTGGAACCGGATTGACATCGTGGTGAATCATATTGCGAAGCTTCACGCTGACGCAACAACAACGAGTGGCAAGCGTTACCAAAAACCCGCATTGCCTCAAGAATGGGCTGGAGGTCAATCGTGGTACAGAAGGGCGTTTACTATGCTTCTGGTGTATAGGCCACCCGCAGGAGAGGTATTGCGAGAGGGAGAACCAGAAATAAGAGACGGGGAAACTTGGATTGTAAATCAGAAGACCAAGCCTAAAGGCAGCGGTAGGCTCGGTCTGGCTAAACTTTACTTAAACCGCCGCAGTAACCGATTTGAAGAATGAAAACCCCTTACGAACCCTCGCCTACGTCTGTCCTGCAACGCATCGCCGACCGCGCACAAGCTGGTGGTGTTGCCGAAAGCATTTTGGCTCAAATTGAAACGAATAAGCCTATAGACCACAAGCGCATCCCATCTGTTTTGAAGCAATGTTGTGATGCCATCGTTTCTATCCTTGACCAATCCCTGTATTTGGAAAAGGAAGTGGCAATCTATCAGCGCAGCTTGGATGCGGAGAAGCGGCTGAACGTCGATCTCAAGATGATTAACAGGAAGGCAATTGAACGCAACGCCGAACTTGAGAAGGAGAACAGGAAGTTGAAGCAAAACATCGAACAATGGATGAAATAATGAGTGAGGACGACCTGATTGACGACAACATCGAGTTACTGCTTGAGGACTGTAAGAATGACCCAAATCAAGCCTACATCTACATCCGTGTGCAATGCAGACCAGATGGTCAAAAGCTGCTGGTGGAGAGTGACAACAGTTTGGGGTTCACGGCTAATACAGACAGGGTGAGCGTCCTGACGAATGGTACGCTAACTCAATTTGCGGTTTCCTTCCTTGAGTTGTTTGAGTTGGATAGTGTTTTTATGGAAGCGTTCATTGCGGCTATCAATGCCGTGGATGCCCAAAAGTCAAGCGAGAACTAATGACCAGACTATCGGAAGCCAGGAAGGCGGAGATGCGTAGCCTGTTTGATGAAAACGGGCTAACGAATGACGACATCTTTCAGCACAAACACTTCATCATCATCACACGGTCAGGCATTGAGAAGATTCAGGCTCGTCAACGACTTAGCGTCAAGTATGAGGTCGTTAAGATGGATCGTGACTTTGTAGTCGTCAAGGCTATTTGCACAAGGCGCAGAGATCATAGTGGTAGAGACTTGGGCGGGATGGTCATCGAGACCTTTGGCGAGGCTGGCCCGGAGAACTGCAAGAACGCCTACTATGTGGCTACGGCAGAGAAGAGGGCGTTGAGCAGGGCGGTCTTGAAGATGGTCGGCCTCTACCAGAAGAACGTCTTTGGTGAAGACGAAGGTGTACAGGATGAGTGATTGGATTGATGAGATGTTCAGCGCGGTTGACGCGGCAGCCGACGAAGAGTTGGAGCGCAGACGTGATGGTTTGTTCAGGCAATTAGACCAATGCAGATTCGAGTACAATGTCGAAGAGAGTTATGTCGAGCGCATTTTATCTTTCGAACTGACCCTTGATGAATGTAGTGAGTTATCTACCACATTTCAGATGAACAAGCTTGATGTGCGTTACCAATACGCACCATCGCAAAGGGCTTTGTCGCGCTGGATTCGGTCGTTTTGCTTTGATGATGAACAGGAATAAGATCCCAAAGAGCGATGAGGTCATATACAGACCTTACAAGCTGGACATTAAGAGGCATAACAAGGTTCTTGTCCTCTCAGACATTCACGTTCCATACCACAACATACACGCTCTCGATGCAGCTATTGAATACGGCAAGGATAGAGGCGTGAATGCGGTCATCATCAATGGAGACTTCTTGGATTGCTACCAAATAAGTAGCTATGAGAAAGACCCATCCAAGAGGTCTTTCGCAGAAGAGTTGAAGATGGGCAAGGAGATTCTTGAGATTATTCGAATCTGCTTTAAAGAGGCCAAGATTGTGTATGTGATGGGTAATCACGAGGAGAGATACGAGAAGTATATGTTCAGCAAGGCTCCAGAACTTTTGGGAATTGATGCTTTAGATATGTATCAACTTCTTGACTTCGGGCATCTGGGCATAGACATCGTGCGGAACAAAAGGTATCTAGAGTTGGGAAACCTAACATTGCTCCACGGTCACGAGTTGGCAGGATCGAGCAGTTCAGGGGTTGCGAGGGCCTTGTACAACAAGACGCGCACCTTCGCGATGTGTGGGCATCATCACCAGACCGATGAGTTCTCCGTGAAGGATATTCGTCAACGTGCGACAAGAGCCTGGACGGTAGGCTGCCTATGCGAGTTGAACCCAGCATACAGACCGATTAACAAGTACAACCACGGATTTGCATACATCGAGTTTGACGGCAACAATTTCGATGTCTACAATAAAAGGATTGAAAGAGGTTTGGTGTTGTAGGTGTTTTTCCCTACCTTAGTGGTATGGTAACTGACTTGACATTGGTATGCGATGCCCTTCGCCAAGAGCGAGTAGATCGCAAGATGAGTTTGGACTTGGTTTGTGAACTTGGGAGGCTTGACAAGTCCTCCCTGTCCAAGTATGAGCGGGGTCTTCAAACCCCAAAAGCCGACACGGTTGAACGCTGGGCGGGTGTCTTTGGATACAAGCTTTGCTTCAGCCTTCAGAAGGCGATTGTGGAAGTTGAGCGGTGAAGTAGTGATTGAATTCCATAACACATTCCTTTAACCCGGTACAGACAACACTTCTGTACCCCCGCTCTCGGAGGTCGGCTTTCCATTGCTTCTGTTGCTTGGATGGTCGGCCTCCTTTCTTTTTGACTTCGATACACAAACCACAGTAACCCCTACGAGGTTCGAAGAACACCAGATCCGGCACACCTCGGACGTAGCCAGCCTTCTTCATCTTCATAGCTGCCCCAATGCTCAATCTGATGCCACCGACCGTAGCACTAAACAGTACGTCAGGATACTGACCCTGTATCATCTGCACGAAGGCAGCCTGTATTTGATATTCACTCACGGCCTAGGCCACGCCTTCTTATCGTGGACATCGAAACCCGGACAGAATGTAGGCTTGAAATCACGGTGTCCAAATAGAGGCAACTCCTTACCTGTGACATCCCTTAGTCTCTGGATCAAGTCCAACACCGTTTGAGACTGCTCATAGGTCATCGTGAAGTGTTGCCTACCGCCTTTCATACCCCCGCAGTAAGCTATACCAATAGAGTCCGCATTCTGACCTAGAGTGTGCGCACCCCGCATCCGAACCGGGCGACCAATGTGTAACTCGGCATCGGCATCAATGTAGTAGTGATATCCAATATCCCTCCAGCCGAAACCTTTGTGCAGCAGACGACACCACTCCACATCGAATTTTGATTCACGCGGAGTAGCAGTATGGTGAAGAATGATTTTATCGAATGCTTGCGCAATCTGGTCGCCGTCTATTTCATTCAGCCTTCTTCTTGTCGTCTCGGTCATTGGCAATGGCGTTGACGAGGAGGCGGATGTAGCCGACGACCTTATCGTCCGTTTTACCAGGAGTGATAGAAACGATAAGATCCGCAACGAAAAGAACGGCCAAAGCGATTTCAGGCCAGTTTTGAATAAGGAGATCACCCATCTTGATTTTGTTTGCGACTATTTCGGGCTTTCAATGCCCGCTCGACATTCATCCAAATCAGGGTTACCCCTGTACCAAGTGTCAGAATGGTTGTCATATGTACCTCAAGAACGGCATAACTCCACCCCAATCCAAACACGTTTAGCAAGTTCTCTTTGCACAACATCACTCAACGAAGTTGTGGACTAATCCTACTGATTATGTAAACCCTGTCCGATTAATGACCGGGATGCCACATATGGTTTATGGCTTCAATCACTTCGTTCAACTTGGCAATTACGTCTGCTAAAGTCGCCGTAGTCGGCAACTCTTCGAGTGGATCTTCTGAAATATGCATCAGTCAACAAGGTAAACATTGAAATTGCCGAAAATGTAGGCGGTAGTGGCAAGCGTTGTGCCGCCACGATGCTCCCACATTGGGAGCAGGGTGTCCTCGGTAACTACCGAATTGGTGGTGAAACTCCCACTATAAATTGCGACCGTGCTTGTCGATGTTGTGGTTACATCAGCCGACTGCCCGCGCAACGTCCAGGTGATATTGCTGGTGGTCCCATTGGATGGCAAATCAGCACCCCACAAAGACATACCGATATTAGCCCCCGACCCCATATTCTGCATTCTAAACATAAAGTCCACCCGCACTTTTTTGTTATTAGTGGGTATCTGCATTCCGAAAGACTGATGGTAATACGCCGCCATTGAACCGCTTGTGGAATCGACCACCTCCGTCCCGGTATAGGTGAGGATCGTGCTATCCGATGGTTCCGTAGTGTGGCTATACCAATTGAATGGACCATACGAACTTAAACCCGTCATCACCCGTTCGTTGCTGTCCGTCGAACTCCATTGCCATCTGCCTGAAATGGTGGTAAGAGGTATCGGTGGAGGCGTGACAAAGGACAAATTGCCGCTACCATCGGTCTGTATGGTTTGACCGCTTGATCCGTCTGCGGTTGGCAGGAAGTAAGAGTTAGCAACCTTGGTCTTGCCGTTGTTGGCATTGATGGCAAACACCTCATTGCCTGAACCATCCAGGAACTCAAAACGAGCCGAAGTCAGGTTGAAGAACAGTCCGTAGTTTGTAGCCGCCGACCCAGTGTGATATCGGAACACATATACGTTGCCCGTCACAAGCAACTCGGCACTATTGGTGAACATATCCAAATCCGCACCAAGCTGGGGAGTGGTGTCGTCAACTATGTCAGTTAGACCACTACTAATCGTCGAGAAGGACAAGTTGCCGGAGCCGTCCGTCACGAGAGCCTGTCCGGAAGTTCCGTCCGAGGTAGGATAGTTCAGGCTACTTGCGACAAGTGTTCCTATCGTACCCGTACCCGTAGTCGTAAATCCTGCCGCAGTTATAGATCCTGTCGAAAACACCGTGCCGAAAAGACCAATGAGTGAAGAAGAAGTAATGGATACATTACTACTGCACGTCAAAGTAAATGTGGTAAGACTATCGCTGAAACTGTCAGATGACGTACTCGAATCCAACGTCCCCAAACTGAGGTCACCCCTTGCGCCAACGTGTGTAAACTTGCTCGCCTCCGCAAGCCAATTTGTGAAAACATTGGTAGCGTTGGACCCCTGTGAAATTGAGGTGGCTGTAATGCATTGGTAGATACCTGCATTGTTGTTGTATGTAAATGACAACAAATCGCCAACCGCAAAAGACACACTACCACTACCAATCAGGAAACCGCCAGTGCCAGCCGCGTCCAATCCAATGCCGTGGTAAAGCGGAGGTCTGTCGTCTAAGTCGTCGTGGCTTATCCCTGCCGTAGGAACGTCGAAGTTGACTGTAGCATCTCCAGCAGTTGTACCTCCGGTAATTCGGAGTGCAGTAGTAGAAGTCTCCGTACCGGAAGATCCCGTCTCGACTGATGCAGAAATCAGGTTGGCATTGACAACTACACTACTTTCAGTTGTGCTATTGGTATCGGAATACAGACCCTTTCCTGTTCCTGCCGTACTCCCCTTGATGACATCGGTTACTGCATCAAGAGTTGTACTGAGATTGGCGATGTCAGTTTCGTTCGTTCCAATCTGCACCGATTGTGCCTGAGTGACAAACTGTTTTGTGCTTGTTTGCAGGATAGAATTTGCCGCAATTGCATCTTGGTTCGTTGCAATCTGCGAGATGTTATTTGCCTGATCGAGGGTGACGTTGTCAGTCACTCGCTCGATGTCAGTCACGCGTTGTTGAAGCGTAGCAAGCGTAGTAGTGGATACAGCTCCGCTCACCTCGCTCACATCAAGCGGATCGGAACCTGATGCTACTGTAAAGTCGGTGATATCGCCATTGGCGTTGATGGTAATAGCCAGAAGCTTATTAATCTGCTCTTGGGTCAACCCTGCACCGCCACCGACCTTGGACACTTTCGTTGTTGCGAAGTCACCTGGCAACGAGCCTTTCGGCCCTTTCGGCCCAATCAAGGTGTCAAAAGCCTCCGTGCTATTGTCGGTGGTCATATTGGTCAGAACCCGATCGACCTCATATGCTTGGAAAGACATAACACCCTGCATCAAGTTGTGCTGGCAGGACTGCACTTGCACAACAGGCTCGGAGTCACCCTCTTCCAACTTCACCCGCCTTGTGGGTACAATGAACTCGCTATGGTGATTGCGAGTCAGGATTTCCATCTTGTAGGTGCTGATGGTCTGTTGGCGATTGCTGAAGTGTGACCGAACTACAAGGTCAAGGTTTTTACTGCCCGCGTCGCTAGTTGGAAAAGACTCCAATGACTGACTGAACCAATGGTCTCCATAAGCGGACGCGCGGTTGGCAGTACGATGCCCGTCACCCACAACAAGTGCGCCTAACTCCCCATACATTTCGGCGGGCCGAGTTCCAATCGATGTCTCGCCTACATCATACGTCTCTGCACCCGCAGGGTTAGTATGGCTGGCGAAATACAAAGTG